CATGCGTGGTCTTTGTCATTCATTGAAACAGCTAACGAAGGAAAGCCTTTGGCTTGGCCCGAATTATCTGTATCAAGAAGACAGTGCGACGCTTACAACGCCGAGCACCGCCACTAGAGTATGTAGTTTAACTACTTCCTCTTATGTGAGAACGCCAACTCTTCCATCGTCCTCAGGTACGGTTGATTTCTCCAACCTGGGGCTCTTCCACTATGCGACGTTAGGTGTTATGCTTCTTCAGAAGAAGCTTTAGCACCTCGTGTTGCTTGAAATCGCGCAACCGCCGCAATGCGGAGAACCGCCCCTTTACGGGGGCATTACCGGAGCTGTCTATGAGCATTATTGTTACCAAGTCAAATGCAACCACCGACATCACGTACGAATCTTCTACCGATAATGGTTCGAAGAAGTCCTTCATCAATAAGGCCGCCGGACTCATGGAGTCCGAGCGTCTTGAGGTGGAGCACAATCTTCGGCCAAACGGTGCGAAGGGGACCGACATCCACACATTCACCTTTTCCAAGGGGGATGTGGATGATGTCACCGGGGCCTTCACGCTGGGAAGCGTCAAGGTCGAATTCCGGGTCCCTCGTGCGACTGCGTTTACGGAGACGGTCGTGAAAGACCTCGCCAAACAAGCGCAGTGCTTGCTGATCAACACTTTCGTGTCCGGCCTCTATGCTGGTCTCACCCTCGAGGGTGACTACCATCAGGATGCCTTCACGCCTGCGTGATCAGCTATCGGTGGACTTGGTACTCATAGACTGACTGGAGGAGACCCTTATGGGAAACCTTAATAGCCAGTTTCGATGCCTCGAGCTCCACCTAGCCATAATGGCTGATGGTACTTCTCGAGGTGTTCCTTTCAATGGAAAAGACCGACAGACTCTAATCTCGCGATTTGAGTCCGAAGGATCAAGCTTTCTCCTCGTAACCCTACCCAAACTTGGTAAGGCCGTGGATCAAGGTTTGGTCAGCGGTAGCTTTGCAGCTACTGCTGGCTTTTCCCTGAAATCGAAGACCAGACTTCCCTCATTTCTGAATGCTTGTTTGAGACAGGTGTTTGGCGATGACGGAACTCTCCTCGAGGACCCTAATCCGATATCCATATTCTACCTACGTCAGTTCCTATTGGTGAATGGAAAACTCGTGACTGAGTTTTCTCAAGACCAGCAGGATTCTGTTGTCAGGGAATTTGGCGATCGACAAGCCCGGTTAAAACGGTCTCGTCTTCCA